CATTTACACATCAGCAAATGATAGTAAATTAAAAGCTAAGGAGCATATGGATATGTGGAAGGATATGACTACACATCCTGATAACTATATAGAGAATGCAAGAACATTATTTAAAAAAAATGTAATTGACCAACCTACATCTCACATAATTCAGAACAATACAGATGACCCTTCTTTATATATAAACCCTATCCCAAACTATGATAAAAAGATTGTAGCTGAAATAGACAAGGTTGCAAAAGATGGTGTTGTAAAAGAATTTAAACCTATAGTAAAGGTTAAAGGTTGGGTAGGAAGACAAGATGAGTATAAAGACATTCCTAGATATGATTTATTATGGGAAGGAAGTCATAAGGTTTTTGGGAATCAAAATCCAAATTACAGAGGGGCTGCTGCAAATAAATTCCTTGGTAATTTTCTTAGCGAAGATGGCAAGGTAAATGATTATGGTAAACAAATTATATCAAGATTTAATGATATATTAAAAATACAATCAGACCCAACAAAGCATGATATAAGAGGATTGGGATTAGATAAAAATCTAGATTCAAATTTATACTTTAAAGATGAGAATTCATTGTTGAATACTATTAGTAATAATAAAGCCAATGCTGCTGCTACAATGGCTGCAATGGAAAATTATATTAAGAAGTATGAGACCGTTACATACAATCAAGGTATGAATAAAAGTATTGACCCAATGTCTGAAAAAATATGGGCTAAGAATTTGAATTTATCAGAAAGAGAGCAATACTATTATGACACTCATCCTGGTGCATTAGCTTTACAGAAAACAGATATTAATAAATTATTTGCAGGATTATCTCAATCAGAACAAGAGCAACCTAATACTACTAGATATAAAAAAGATATTATAAATGTTTATAATCAAAGTGGTTTTATGCCAGGAGATATGAAATTTATAACATCCAAAAAATCATCAGTAGAATCTGAACCTGATGTTTATGGTTATCTTGATGATTATAAAAAAGATTTAGGATTAGTTGATGGTAATTATTCTGCTCAAGATATTGCAGATGCAATGAAAAAGGCAAATGAAAATAATGCTTTCCGTGGTTTAGATGTTAATGCAGAATCATTTAAAAATGGAAGAGTAGTTGTATTTCCTGTTTTAAAATCAGATAAGAGTGTTGCTTATGTTTTTGCTGACCCATCTACTCAATCTGGTAGAAACTTTTTAACAAGAGAAACAAAGAAACATATTGCAACTAAAAAGCAGGAAGCTGGATTGTTTAGTAATATTGAAGAAGACAATGTTCCATCAGCACCTGCTACAAGAACAACTCCTAGAGCATCAACAAGTTATGGTGGTAATGTAAGATAATAAATATGCCAGATCAAAATAACAATATACAACAATCTTTATTAGATTTTCATGCTACAATATTAGCAAAGCCTAATTTGTCTGACAAAGATTTATTGCAAAAGTTTCCTGAGTTTGGTAATGATTCAAAGAAATTACAGGCAGCAAAAGATTATGCTGCTACAATGGAATCTGGTAAGTACAAGTCTACATCAGAATTTAATAATAAGTTTCCAGAGTTTTTTGGACAACAAGATTCTAAGAAGCCACAACAAGAACCTAAACCAATAGGTTTAAAACCATTAAAAGAAAAAGGACTATTATCTACATATGAGGAGATGAAGGCAATGCCTACTACTCCTATGCATCAAGCAATAGCTGAGGATAGAGAAACTAATTATGCATTTGGTAAATCATTATGGAATGCTGTAATAAATTCAGCAGAAAGACTTGGTGGTAGTATGGCAGAGTTAGCTACCAAAGGAACTTTTTCAGCAGGTGTAGGTGCTCCAGGATTAGGAGGAGATTTTAAACAACCAGAGTTTACCAAAGAACAAAGAATACAAATGGCTAAGGATATTAAATCCGACATGGGTAAAGAGTTCTATGGTAAGGCTAAGTTTGATGTATCTCAAAAGAGTCAAAACGAAATGAAGTTTGATTTAAAAGATGGACTTGGCATTTCTGATTTTGAGGGTTTAGGAATAGGTACTGTTGGTCTTTTATCAGACCTTGGATTAAATGCACTTACAGGTGGCAAGGGTATTACATTTGCTTTACAAGCAATGAATGATGCTTTTGATGAATATGATAAGACAGCAGAAAGTAGAGGTATTAAACCAGATGCTACAGCAAGAGATTTCTATGGTTTTACAACAGGAGCTATTGTTGGTGCCATGCAAGAAATAGGATTTGATAAAATATTTAAGGGGGCTCCTAAAGTTTTAAAAGGAATACAATCAAAGGTATTTGCTGATGTAATGTTAGATGTTGAGAAGAGTGAAGCTCCATTAACAGCAAAGGTAATAGAAGACCTAGTTAATCAAAAGACTAGGGATGTAATGAAGAGTTCCGTTGTAAAAAGATATGGCATACCAATGTTATCTGGTGCTGCTGTTGGTGGTATAATGGGAGCAGGAACAGAAGGTGCTAAGGATGTGTTTAAACAAGTGACTAATTTAATTCAAAATAAAGAGGTTTTTGACGAAAAGGAATTGCACGAAAATAGATTATGGAATATTGCAAATGCATTTACACAAGGTTCTGTTATGGGTAGCGCATTAACTCCATTCCATGTATTTATGCAAAAGACTGATAATCAAATATTAAATCAGGTTGTTGGAGCTAGAACACCAGAGCAATTAGCGGTTGTAATGAAGGATGTTAATAATGCAATGGATGAATATAAGTTTACTGACCAAGAAAAACAAATGGTTACTAAGTCTGTAAATGATTATATTAATATTAAAAAAACAATACCTAGCAATCTTAGTGAGGCAAATCAGCTAAAAATAATTCCATTAATTAAAAATAGAAATGAGATTAATGCTGATATTGAAACTAAGAAACAACAAATTGCAAATATGGATGAGGCATTTAAGGGTGCTGAATTAGAGAATTTGCAAATATTACAAGACAGAAAAGATGGTATCAATCAGCAAATACAAGATATACATAATGGTAAGGAACAACCAATAGATGATATTAAACAAGATTATACTGCTGCTGAACCATTTATAATTGGTGACCAAGCAAGACAAGATGTTTCAAATGTTGTTAATAAAATAAACAATGCTGAAAACATTAATGAAAATGAATTGTCTAAGGCGGCTGACCATTTATACGAATTATTAGATAAGCATGGAGATAATGAGTCTTTTGCTAATTTAATTGAACCATTAATACATAAAATAGAAGGATATGAATTTGCAACAAAGACTGAAACTAGCACAGTTACCGAAAGAGTCCCAACTAAAACTCCTAGAGCAACTGGCGGCCCAAAAGTCACAAACGAACTTGAAAACTTCTCAGGAGACAAAACAATCATCACAGATGCCAACGGCAAATCAATAAGTGGTGTTTTAAAATCAGAGAATGGTATATATTATCTTCATGATGAGAATGGCAATAAAATAGCAACCATAGGAGAGAAAGCTATGACTGATAGAGGTATATCTTTACCTACTGTTGATTTCTCATCCTCTCCTATTGAATTTAATGAAGATGGTACGGTTAAATCTATTACGCTTGATTTAAGTCAGCTTAATAAAACTGAAGGTGGAATGACAGAAAATAAGACTGTTAAGATAGATTTTGCTGACCCACAAAAAGGATTAGATTTTGCTATTAGACTTCGTGCAGATCAGGTAGGAGAAGTTCCTCAAGCTCAATTTGATGAGGCATATCAAACAATCAGCAAAGAAGTTCCTAAGTATACTGAAGAAGACCTTGCTAAAATGGATGCCAACAAAAAAGCAAAGCAAATGGGATTTGATAATTCAACTCATGCTATTAATGCAGTTAATGAGGCGTTAGGAACGAAGTATAAAAAGGTGCAAGATATTAAACCTGAAGAATTTCAAAAAGCAATAGAAATAAGAAATCATAATAAAGCATACGAAGACGCAATAAAAAATACAGAATATGAAAAGCAAGGAGGAGATACTAAGCCTAGTGGAGAAGCTGCCACAGGAGTTACAACAGAAGTTCCATCAGAACCTGAGTTCTTATCAAAAGCAACAGACGATGAACTTTCAAAATACAGAGAGCTTGACAAAGCAAGAAGAGCAGATGAAGCCAAGTTCAGAGCAGAATATGAATCAGATGAAGTCGTTAAACTCACAGGAGAAACCGAGGAACAATACCTTCGTAGGAAGGCTTGCGGATAGATTAAAACAAGGCTTTAAAAAGAAAAAATAGTAACTTTAGACCATGGAAAAATTAAACTTAGGAAAGGCAAAAGACAAGGTAATATTGTGTGTAGATAACGGACTTTTTTTTGAGTTCTGTTTAAAACTTGCTGACCATTTTAAAAAGGTATATTATTATACAGAATGGAAAAATGCCTACCCTGGTATGGCTGAGGCTGTAATAGGTACTGAGTGGAAGAATGGGAAGAAGCTAAATACATTTGATGGTAAGAATATTGAAAGGGTTGAAAACCTTTTTGAGGTAATGGATAAGGTTGATTGTTTCTTTACCCCAGATATTTACGATGGAGATTTATTAGAGTTATTAGAGGCTTCTGGTATACCTTGTTTTGGTTCAGGTAAGGCTGAGTGTCTTGAGTTGAATAGATACGAGACTGCAATGGAAATGAAGAAGATAGGAATGGATGTTGCTCCTACAGTTCGTGTAGTTGGATTGCCTGCCTTAAGAGAGCATTTAAAAAAGAACAAAGACAAATATGTTAAAATTTCTAAATATAGAAAGACATTTGAAACATTTCATCATATTAATTACAAGCTATCCGAGCCTTTATTGGATAACCTTGAGTCAACACTTGGGCCATTAAAGACTATTTGTGAGTTCGTGGTTGTTGATTCTATTGATGCTGTGGTAGAAGAGGGTATAGATGCTTACGCTATTGATGGTGTAATACCCAATAAAATGTTTACAGGATGCGAAATTAAGGACGTATCTTACGCAGGTAAGCTTATATCTAAAGAAGAATTAAGTGTCGGTAATAAGTCTGTAAATGATAAATTTGAGATATTATTAAAGAAATATGACCACAATGGATTCTTCTCTACTGAGGTAAGAACTACTAAGGATGGTAAGCATTATTTTATTGACCCTTGTATGCGTTTAGGTTTACCTCCTAATGCGTTATATCAAGAAATATATAAAAATCTAGGAGATATTATTTGGTATGGTGCTAATGGAATATTAGTAGAGCCAGAGACAGATAACCCTTATGGAATGGAAATATTAATCAGCTCAGGCTGGGCTAGTGGTGGTCACCAAACAGTTTACTTCCCTCCAGAGATTCGTCAATGGGTTAAGTTGATTGACCCTATTAAGATTGATGGCACATACCATGTATTACGTTTAGGAGAGTCTTCTACAATAGGAAGTTTGGTTGCTGTAGGTAAAAGCCACGAAGAGTGTAAGAAAAAGATTGAGAAGATGGCTAAATTAATTGAGGGCTATGATTTAAACATTAAGACAGATGGAGCTGATGAGGCTATTGAGGCATTTGAAACTATGGTTAAAATAAGCAAAAAGAAATAATATGCCATTAAAAAAAGCAAAATCAGCAAGCAAGAAAGCTGTAAGTAAAGCAGTAAGTGCTAATATCCATGAGTTAGCTCATCATGGGACTAAAAAAAGAAGTCAAAAACAAATAGTGGCTATAGCAATATCAGCTGCAAAAAAGAAGAAGTAATATGTCTATATGCCCTCCAAAACAAGGTCCATTAGCAGAATCAAGTGGATATAATCAGCTTGTAAAAGATATACAGGCTAAATATAATGTTAGTGAAGACACTGCAAAGGGTCTTGCTGACTTTTCATTTTTTTCAAAAGGCGATATGCCTACAATGGAAGAGGCATCTAGTATTATAGATAAAAGTGTTTTCTTTCAAGAAATAAAACCTATTAAACAACAAATTAAAGATTTATTTAATAAGATTGTTAAGAGAAAGCCAGAGGATGTAGGATACAGAATGGGTATTGCAGAAGGTAAACAAAAAACAAAAGCAGCGGTACTAGAAGGAGAGGCAAAGGTTAAGCAATTAAAAGAGCAAAGAAAGGCTGAGAAACAAGCTTATAAAGAGGCTAAAAAACAATTTGCTAATAAACTAACAGAGTATTTAAAATCAAACGATAAGTTAAGGGCAAGATTATCTGATAGGCAGGTTGACGCTGTTGCTAGAAGAGCTAATGCTATTGGAGTAAGTGAAAACTCATATAATAAATTTGTTAAATATTTTGAAAAGGTAATAGCAAATAAAGATTATGAGGCTGACCTATCTATAGCAAACAAAGTTAAAGGGGATATGAAATTATCTCTTGCTGATTCAGCAGGATTTGTAAATAGAATGAAGTCTCTTGACTTTGAAAGACTTTCTCCAGATCAGCTAAAAGAATATAACAAATTAGCACAAGATTATATTAACAGCACTAAAACTGCTGGTAGTGAAAACTACAAACCATTTGAAAGAGAGGTATCAGAAACAACCTTAAATAGATTAGAACAGGCTGTTAATGATGATATAATAAAAGAGACAGAAGAAAGATTTGGGGTAGAAGGGTTAGGATTGACTAAGGAGGAGGCTGACTTGATGAATGAGTATATGATGTCTCAAGACAAGGATGCCTTTGAGCAAAAATTAAAACAAGAAGAAAAAGACAGATTAAAAGAACATTTATACAATACAGCTAAGTATTCTCAAATGAGTTTAACTGATTGGATAGATGAGAATAGAAATAAACTATTGTCTTATTTTGGTAAAGATATTACAGGAAATTTTGATATGTTAGCTAATGCTGATTTATCAAATGTTACAGATTTAAAAGACCTATCTTATTTAACAAGGGTAATGGATAACTCTATTACAAATAATACTGTTGCTAATATTAATGATGTAGCTAGTATTGTTAAGGCTTATGATGGGATAGGTAAGTTAGCAGAGGCTACAAAAGGATTGTATAAAACAGATATAGGCAAGATTAGAGAAGCCTTAGAAGATACTCCAATATTATTAAAGGCTTTATTGGGAGACCCAAAAGCAATATCAGCATTGAGAGAATATACTGGATATAGAGATATGGTATTGGCTAAATCAAAAGCTGATGATGCCACAATTAAGCTAAGAGAGGATTATGAAAAATTCTTAAAAAAGAATAAGATAGATAATGATGCTGAGCATGATATATTTACAGGCGCTTACTCAGACTTATTGAATGTAAGAACTGGATTTGAGAATGAAGATTTCTTACATGCTAAGGGTCAGCTAGAAAACTCTATAGAAAGATACTCTAAGAGTAAGAAACAGGATGATATTGAAATGGCAAACATATTATCTAAGTTTTATGATGACCATGTTAAGAATTACAAAGACTATAATGATTTTATAGATAACTTTAAAAAGAATGAGCCAGATGTTCATAAGGCAGCAGAATGGATGGCAAATGAGTTCTCAAAAATTAGAGACCAATATGCTCAGTTCTCTTTAGCATCTCAAGGTAAGCAAGGAGATTTTAGTTCAAGAAGATACTATAGCCCAAAGGTATATAAAATGGTATCAGAAAAGGCTATGGAAGCAATGTCTCCAGAAGAATACAATTACTATAAAAATTCAATCAACCCAATAGAAACGGGTAGAAACAAAGAGATACAACTTGAGAATGGTCAGCTACCTGATAACAAATCAGTTGACTATAGATTTATGTATAAGTCAGCTAAATCTTTCCAAGATATTATGTTTGAGATGGGCTCATGGGATGCCAAGAAGATTCACTCAAAAATGACAAAAGTAAATGGGTGGAATGATATATTTGGTGGTGTTAAAAATGCTGATTCATTTACAAGAATGTATGATACCCAATATGCAATAGCTAAAAAAGGTAAGATTAATAGTGATGGTCTTGGTAATTTATATTTTATAAAAACATTAAGAACATTAAAGAATATAGGTGCTCCTCAAGCATTAGCTAGATGGTCTCAATATTTCTCTCAAAGAGCCGTGTTATTTAATACATGGGGTCAGGCGGGTAAATATTTTAGAGATGTAATGGGTAGTTATGGTAAAGAGGCGTTAGGACTTAAGAAATTAGATAATATCCAACTAATAAAAGAATCTACCATAGGATATAGAGAGCAAGAGATGGGATTTTTAGGTACCACGGAATCAGCTGAAACCACTGGGTATAACAAATTAAAAAGAGGTGCCGGCAAATTAGTAGATGATGTATACAAAGGAACAGGTGCATTAAGAGACATATCAATGAAGCCTCTTGTTAAGGGGGACGTTAGGTCAGCTGAAATATCATTCTTATCATATTATTTAAAATATATGAATGAGGCTGGTGTTAAGGTTACTGCAAAAGATTTACCTACAGAGCATTTAAGAATGGATGAGACAAGAAGATTGGCAATGTCTTATGCTGAACAACAGGTAGATGCTACCCAAGGTGTAAGTAACAAGATACAACAATCTAAGTTTAAAAGAAATGATAATGGAGATACAATGACAGAGCTTGCTAAGTCTATTGTAATGCCATTTAACAACTTTGCTTCTAATACTAAATCAAGAATGATTGAGGATATTTATCAAATAAAGAATGGTAATAGCACTCAAAAGAAATATGCATCTGTTGATTTGGCTAGTACAATAGGGGAAACCGTTGCATTCCAAGCGGCTAATGCATTTATTATAGCTGGGGTAGAAAGATATGGTATTAGAGTAGGATTAGGTAAATTATTTGGATTAGACCCTGAAAAGGATAATGTATATGAGTATACTGCCAAGCAATTCCAAAAATTCTATACAGGTATTGCTAGGGAGATTATATTCTCTGGATTTGGTGGAGAGGCTGAACAAGTAGGTATGGATGGTCTTAATCGTTTAGCTTATCAGCTTTCAGAAAAGTCTAAAAAAGAATCAGGAGAAGATTATTACACTTGGCTTAAAAAAGAGCCATTATTTACTCCTCAGTATACACCACCAACAGACAATGGTGTTTTAAAATGGTCTACTAATATGGGTGCTTATGGTATTGCTGTAAGAAACGCATATCAAGTAGAAGAAGAGGCAAGAGCTGCATATAAAGGTGTAGGAGAGGGGGAATATGAATTTACGAAGCAAGGCAAGGCGAGTCCTATTACAAAAAGAAAAGGAACAGTTACATTTGATACTCCTACTGATAAGTATTTGAATATGAATGAAAGAGCCTTTTCTACTTTCATGGCATTAGGACATGGATTATCTGCAATAGGTTTATCAGAGCAAGATATTATAAGAGCAGGAGAGTCTAAAGAAAGAGATGTATTTAGAGCACCTAAAACTGCTAGAAGATAATTTTGGTAGTTTCAAAATAATTACTAATTTTACATTGCAAATCCGATAAGGTAATGAGAGTACGTTATCGGGTTGAATAATCCCCGCAATAGTCTCAGTATTATTGTTCTGCTTCCAATGGAAGCGTTTTAATCAACCCATCAACTCTCATTTGGTGGGTTTTTTATTTGCCATCGGTTAGGTTTTAACACGTTTTTCCCTATTAAGGCACAACTGCCTTCTAAATGAAAGTTTGCTGTTCTAGGTACTAAAGCATGGTGCTTTTCGCATCCTATAGAAATATAGGGAAACTTTTGACACCATGAAAATATGGCTAATGGTAAAAGTGGTAGCAATGTCTTACAGGTTGACAACTGCCGACAAGCAAAGTTTTAAAAACTCCGTTAGTCCCCATGATATAGGGATGTATTGTAGAGCTATGAATTAGCAAGTTGTAAATAAAGCTAAGGAAAATTCAGCAACTAACTTTTGCTTGGATATAAAACCTGATATGCACCTAACCAATTAATTTAGTATATTTGTGTAAAATATTCCTATGTCGTTTACAGCGAATTTTACTGTCAGCCAAAGTGTAGCAGGTACATCCTTAACAATTAATGATACCTCTGTTTATACCTCAGAGGGTAAGGGTACCTTTAGTTCAAGAAAGTTATACCTTTATAAGATAGATGGCACAACAGTTAAATATCCTTCTAATAGTACTACTGATTATATAGACTTCAGCTTTGCTAGCTATCCTAGTGACTCTATTACTATCACGGGTTTTACAAATGACTTATGCTTAAGAATTGATTTAGTTTTAACCTCTACCAATCCTCAACAAGGAAGTACCTATTTAAAAGAGAGTATTGTAACCATGGTAGGGTTTACTAATAATCAAATCTATACAGCCTGTCAGATATTGGCACAGAATCCTGCTAGACAGAATGATGTGGTCTTTACAAAGAACCTTTTAGTTTTAAATAGAGAAAAGAATATAGCAGTTAATGCTGGTAGTTATAGTGACCAATTTGCTTCACAGGCAGCTCTTGATAGGGCTAACAACATTATTTTAACATCTAATATCAGATTTTAATGTATACAAATAGTCAGGTTACAGCGATATTACAATATTCTGATATATCATTATATTTAGGTGGTGGCGATTTTGCCCAAGAGAAATATTATAATTGGGTAGATGAGACAATGGAGTTGGATATGATTGAGGTGTTTACCGAGACTGTTAGATTCTTCCAACCATATTCCTTGGGTACAAGTTCTTATGATTTGGTTGTTAACTACCTTAATACCTTAACGGGTAAGTGGAGAGCAAGGGCTATTGAGATTTCAGGTAATAGTAATGGTATTATTGCTGGTCAGCCTTCAACTACGACTTATGTATCAGCTACGGTTATAAGATTAACCTACACTGCTACGGGTGGGGAGACATCGGTTGTTTTCTCTGCAGGTATTGGAAGGGCTTGCTTAGATGTAACAAGGGGTGGTATAGATGTACAAAATATTTTAACTTCAGGAACCCCAACTGGTGACAATGTATTATGGACAAGTTCTACAGGAACTTTAACATTTGCAAGGGTGTTATCAGCTGGTGAGTTTATAGCAATAAATTTAGAATAGTATGAGTCAAGGTTACTTTACTGGTGAGGTCAAGATAAGAAATGAGAATGGCGTTCTTGTGGCTAATAATGGGGTTGTTACTGCTACTAGTGGTATTACCTCAGGAACTACAGGAACCTCAGGAACGAGTGGTACCTCTGGCACCTCAGGGGTTGCAGGTACATCAGCTAGATATGTAGATACCTTTACGGCAACTGCAGGTCAAACTAACTTTACCTCTACCTATGGATATAACCCAGACCTTATAGATATTTATGTAAATGGTGTTAAGTTAAGCAAGAATGATTTTACAAGACCAACAAATACAACTGTTGTTTTAAATAATGGCGTTTTAGCGGGAGATATTGTAGAAATATATAACTATGTTTCTTACTATACTCCTACCTCTGGTACAGCGGGTTCTTCAGGTACTACAGGTACATCGGGTACGTCAGGGACCACAGGAACCTCAGGTACAACGGGAACGAGTGGTAGTTCAGGTAGTAGCGGAACATCAGCTACAGCAGGTACAAGTGGAACTACGGGCACCTCAGGAACTTCAGGCTTAACTGGGGATAAGTATTTCTCTTTGTCAAGTACTAGTTTTACTTTAGGAACAAATGGTTCTTTAACGGTTGCTACAAACCTTTCTTATACTCCTGGGCAGTCAATTATAATCTCTCACGATAACACAAATTATCAGCTAAGTGATGTTACTAGTTATAACTCTAGTACGGGATTGTTGGTTTTTGGTATTGCTAACTTATTGATAGGTGGTGGTACTTACTCTACATGGAGTGTAAATCTAAATGGTAAGCCAGGTACAAACGGGACCTCAGGTTCTTCAGGAACAAGTGGTTCTTCAGGAACGACAGGGACTAGTGGAACAAGTGCGACAAGCGGTACTTCAGGCACTACGGGTACTAGCGGCACTAGTGGTTCTAGTGGTTCATCAGGTAGTTCAGGTTCTAGTTCAACAAGTGGTACTAGCGGTACTACGGGTACGAGTGGTACAACGGGAACATCGGGCACAAGTGGAACGAGTGGATTGAATGGTATTAGTGGTGGGCAGATATATTTCTTAAATCAATCGGTAAATACAAGTTCAGCTTTTGGTACTCCTACCTATAAACAAATGGATACAAGCCCTACGGGTGGAGCTGAACAGACAGTGGCAATTACTGCTAGTGGTAACACCTCAAATATTGTTTGGGCTACCTTTGCTACTAATAGTGGGGTGCCCAATTTAACTACCTTACCAGGGGGTATTTGGGCATGGCAAATGAATATATTATGTAGTTCAGCAAATGCCGCAAACCTTTCTATATACGCACAAATATTCAAATATACAACAGGTGGTGCATCAACCTTGATTGCTACCTCAGGTATTATAAATTTACAAAATAATACAGGTGTTGTTTCTTATTACTTTGATTCATTTGTACCAAGTACTGCAATGAATTCAACGGATAGATTATATACTGTTTTATATTATACGAATTCAAAGGCAGGTAATGTACCTTTTACTTTTTATACAGAAGGTACTTCTAACTACTCTTATATAACTACTTCTTTAAATGCCCCTTCAGGTACTTCAGGTACTAGTGGTAATAGCGGAAGTAGCGGTACATCAGGAAGCTCAGGTACATCAGCTACCTCTGGAACAAGTGGCTTAAGTGGTAGTTCGGGGGTATCGGGAACAAGTGGTACTACGGGTACAAGTGGGTCTTCAGGTACTACGGGTACATCGGGAACGAGTGCTACGAGCGGAACATCTGGAACAACGGGTACGTCAGGAACTTCTGGCGTTAGTGGTTCTAGTGGGGTTAGCGGAACGAGTGGTTCATCGGGTACCTCAGGTACAACCCCTACCAATCAAGTAACAGGGACAGGTTCAGCTTCTCAGATTGCCTACTTCAACGGAACAAACTCTATTACAAGTGATGCTACCTTTACTTATTCTCCTACTGCTCAACTATTAGTTAATAATAGTGTTACTGCTGCATCAGCAATAGCAAGAGGAACTAACCTTACTCCTACCTTAACAGCATCAGCTAATGGTGATGTATTAGTAGGATTAGATATTAACCCTACGTTTACTAATGGTGCTTTTACAGGGGTATCAAATTATGGGATAAGAATAAGTTCTGCATTTCCTCTTACCAATACAATTTCTACAGTTAATTCTATTAATACTACAAGTGGTGTTCATAGTTTTGTTTCACATTATTTAGCCATGTCTCCAAATGCATCAAATGGCTCAAATATTGTTTTGTTAATGGGTGGTAAATCAAGAACATTAAATAATGGAATACACGTTACTTATCAACATTCATCAGATGGAAGTGCTTCAAATTTTGGTAGTTTAAATTTTGTTGGTGTAAATGGTATTTTAACTTGGTTTCCTACAGGTGATGTTGGAATAGGTACAGGAGGTACAGACTCAGGATATAAATTAGATGTAGCAGGAACAACTCGTTTAAACGGATTACAAACCTTTGTAGGAACTACTGCAAGTGATGGTGGTCAGTTAGGAGCTGAACTTTTAACTTCTTCAGGTTGGACTTCTACAGGTTGGACAGGCTCTTATCCTTCGTTTACGCATACTACAGGTAATACTACAAACTTAACAAATACGTTGGCTGCGGTTGTAGGTAACAACTATGCATTTACTTATACGATTACAACAAGAACGGCAGGTACAATTACCTTTTTTCTTGGTGGATTAACTTTTTCAGGAGCATCTTCTTCAGGTGTCGCTTATGGAAAAGCTACATCAACCGCTTCATTAGTTATTACACCTACTACTGATTTTGATGGAACAGTTGTTATGTCTATTAAGCAAGTTACCGCAGGTTCAGCTACAACTACTTTTCAAAATAGTTCAGGCACTGCAAACATAGAAGTAAGAGCAAGTGGAGCTTCTGCAACTAACACATTTATAGGCTTAAATAGTGGTAGATTCTCAATAGGTATTAATTCATACCAAAATACTTCATTAGGATATGGAGCATTATCTTCCATAGTAAGTGCATTTAACAATACTGCAATAGGATATGCTGCAGGAGGCTTAATTACATCAGGACTTAATAATACATTAATAGGCTCAAACGCAGGTGGTGCTATTACAACAGGAGGTAGTAATACTATAATAGGTACAAATTCAGGTCAAAATATTACAACGGCAAGTAGTAATACTTTGATGGGAACTTTAGCAGGTTCAGCTATTAGCTCAGGAAATGCAAATGTTTTAATAGGACAACAATCTGGACTTTCTATTAACGTAGGAACTACTAATGTGGCAATAGGTTGGCAATCTTTACTAAACTTAACAAGTAGTGCTTATAATATAGCATTAGGTCCACAAGCAGGTAATAATGCAGGATTGTCATCAAGTGTTTTAAATACTACATCTGGAAGTTCTATTTACTTAGGCATGAATGTTCGTGCATCTGCAAATGCTAATTCAAACGAAATAGTCATTGCAGGATATAATCTAACAATAGGTCAAGTAGGATATGGTTCAAACACAACAGTAATAGGTAATAACCTTACAACTAATACTGCTATTCAAGGAAACTTGACATTAGGTTCTTTAAATCCTGTTTCAATCGGTTTACCTGTGGCTACTCCTTCCACAACAGGTGGTACTTTAGCAGCAGGTACATATTATTATCAAATAGTAGCAGTAGATATTTACGGAAACACAACAACAGGTTCTCAAGAGGTTTCAGCGACTACAACAGGTACAACATCAAGCATTGCTTTATCTTGGACTGCAGTAACAGGGGCAGCATCTTATAGAATTTATAGAGGTACTGCAACAAATGCTCAAAACGTTTATTACACATCTTCTACTAACTCATTTACTGATATTAACGGAACATCAACGGCAGGAACAGTTCCTACTTCTAATACAACTTATTTAAGTAGAATTACTAACACAGGAGATGCTATAATAAATACAATAACAGTTGGCTTAGGAGGTGGAGCAATTTCAACAAATACTGCAATAGGTGTTTCAGCGTTAAAAAATAATACAACAGGTTCGCAAAATAGTGTATTAGGTTCAAACGCAGGAGCAGCTATTACAACAGGAGGTAGTAATACTTTTATAGGTGTTTCTGCAGGGCAAGCTAATACTACAGGTTCAAATAATACAGCAGTAGGAGTAAGTGCTCTATTTAAAAATACAACAGGTGGTTACAACACAGCAGTAGGATTACTTGCTTTGTATAATAACACCACAGGTACATTTAATAATGCAATAGGTGATAGTGCATTAGCAGCAAATACAACAGGTAATCAAAATAATGCTCAAGGTCATTATACAATGTATAACAACACCACAGGTTCTAATAATACTGCCTTAGGTAATAATGCCTTGCTTGCAAATACAACAGGTTCAAGTAATGTGATAATAGGAAACATTGCTGCAAATGCTGCTACTGTAGTTGATAATAGTATTATAATAGGAGCTAATTCTCAACCATTAGCTTCTTCACAAACCAACCAAATAGTAATAGGTTACCAAACAACAGGTTTAGGTTCTAACACAACAATAATAGGTAACTCATCTACAACACAAACTGCTCTATACGGAAGTTTAACATTAGGTACAACATCTACTACTGCTTCTGCTTTGCTTTCTATGTCATCTACAACGCAGGGTTTCCTACCACCTCGCGGCACGAATGCACAAAGAACTGCTATAAGTTCTCCTGCAGTAGGTTTAATGTTTTATTGTACTGATACAGTAGAAGGATTGTATGTATATACTTCAGCAGGGTGGAAAATGTTTACAATGGTATAATTATGACAGGAATATATAAAATAACATTCCCAAATGGGGTTTACTACTTTGGTCAAGCAATTGATTTAAAAAGAAGAGAACGTCAACACATTAAGGAAGCTCAAAAAGGGAAACATACTAATCCAAGATTTCAGCATTGTTGGAATAAGTATGAAGAATTTAATTTTGAAATAATTGCAGAATGCAAAAAAGAAGAATTAAATAAAATAGAATCTGATTTTATTATCAAAAATATTGATAATGAATTATGTTGTAATATGTGCAAAGAGGGTAGGTCAAGATTAGGTGTAAAATTACCAGAAGAGTCTAAGCAAAAAATGTCTAAATATCAATTTTTAATTGGAAGAACAAAACCTGTTTATGTGTTTAGCCGACAAATGGATTTGTTAGGAAAATTTAATTCAATGAGAGATGCGGAAAAAATATTAAAATTATGTCCTAAAGATGTTCAAAAATCTTGTAAAAATAGAGGCAAATATAATGCAAAAGGATATAAATTTTTATATGCAGCAGAAGTTGATATTTTTTTAAATTATTCAAATAATATAGTAAAATTATAAAAATAAAAATATGGCAAAAATTCAACCAATTCAATTCCCAATATTAGGGGAAGCAACACAACTAATGGTAAGAGTATTACCCTTTGAAACCAACGCAACTAATTGTGGAACTTATTACGAAATACAAACAGAGGAAGGTAAAAGTTTAGCAAATGGAAATTATAACCTAAGCGATGAAGAATTTGCATCTTGGGGGCAAAGCAATAAATATATTGACCAATTAGTAGCAAGTCATGTTGGGGTAACGATTATAGATTAAATAGTATATTTGTAGCATGAGTAAGAATTCAAATTTAAGTGAAATACCTAATGTCTCAGGGATTGTTAAATCTGGTACTAGTGGATTTTCTGCTGCCGTTGCAGGGGCAGATTATCAGCTACCAATAAGCGTAACAACAACAGGAGTAAATGGACCTGCTACATTTGCAAATAATACATTAAATATCCCACAATATGGTTCTTCAGGAACCACGGGAACATCAGGCTCATCAGGTACCTCAGGAAGCTCAGGTACATCAGCTACTAGCGGTACTAGTGGAAGCTCAGGAACAACAGGTACAAGTGGGACAACGGGTACCTCAGGGACTAGTGGTACGACAGGAACATCAGGCTCTAGCGGAACAACAGGGACTTCTGGAACAAGTGGGACTACAGGAACGAGTGGCTCTAGTGGTACGACAGGAACAAGTGGAACGACAGGGACTAGTGGCACCTCAGGGACCTCTGGGTCATCAGGTTCTTGCGGAACAAGCGGAACCTCAGGATTAAATGGGGTATCAGGAACATCAGGGACAAGCGCAACCTCTGGAACTGCAGGAACAAGCGGCTCCTCTGGCTCATCATCTTATTATACCTCTACCTCTACATCAGCTATAACAATACCAACCTCTCCTAGCACGGTTGTTAATTTAACCACCCTAACAGGATTATCTTATACGGTTGCTCAGTCAGTTATTATAGCTTACGATGCAACTCATTACTTTACAGCTACTATATCTTCTTATAATGCAAGTACAGGGGCTATGACGGTTCTTTCTGCCTCTAATGTAGGTACAGGGACATATAGCACATGGTCTTTAAACCTTGCAGGTGCTGCAGGGGGTAATGGTACCTCAGGCGTGAACGGAACAAGCGGAACAAGCGGTATCAATGGAACAAGTGGTACATCAGCAACCTCAGGGACATCAGGTGTTAGTGGTACATCAGGTGTTAGTGGTACATCAGGAATAAATGGAACAAGTGGATTTAACGGCACCTCGGGAACATCAGCTACAAGTGGGACTACAGGTACTAGCGGGACAAGTGGTGTATCAGGAACAAGTGGTACTAGTGCTATAAATGGAACTAGCGGAGTAAGTGGTACAAGCGGTGTATCAGGAACTAGCGGAGTATCAGGGACAAGTGGGGTGAGTGGTACTTCAGGTACATCAGGAGTAAGCGGTACGAGTGGGGTAAACGGAACAAGTGGCGTAAACGGAACCTCAGGAGTAAGTGGTACGTCAGGAGTTAATGGTGCTAGTGGAACGTCAGGGGTAAGTGGAACGAGTGGCGTAAATGGTGCATCAGGTACAAGTGGGGTAAGCGGTACTAGTGGAGTATCAGGTACATCGGGGGTCAATGGAGCTAATGGGACTAGTGGAGTAAACGGAGCCAACGGAACAAGTGGGGTTAATGGGGCTAGTGGAACAAGCGGAGTTAGCGGTACTTCAGGAGTGAATGGTGGTAACGGAACATCAGGAGTAGGATTTAGCTCAATATCTCCTGCCTACAATACAGCAATAGTATTGAGTAATGGTTCTAGCAATTCAGCCTATAGTGTATCAAATGCCACAATAGATGGTAGTGGTAATATTACTGCTAATTCTTACTACGAAAGTTCAGATATTAGATTGAAGGATGTTGTTGATATGATTTTATCAAATGACATAAAAACAATTTCCTTTACTTGGATAGATAAAAGAGATACTAAATTACATTGGGGTTATATAGCACAAGATGTAAAACAATTTTTACCAGATGCAGTTGGCGATGATGGAGAAGGATTTTTAAAGGTAGATTATAATCAAGTTCATAGTTGGAAAATAGCTCAGCTAGAAAAAAGAATTGCTGAACTAGAGGCTAAAATTAAGTAATGAAAACCAATAACTATTTAGTTACATATAACGACTTAACCACAATGGGGTTGACTGCAAAGACAACAGCTCCTACTGGCACTCGTATAGCTACTAAAAGTTTTATCAATACTTATTATTATGCAAACAATAGTGGTAATTTAAGAAACTATGCCAATAACCAATGTGTTATGTATCAAGACATAGTTGGTTCAATACCTAATAGCGATACATTGTATTATTATGGAATCAATACAAGCGCTAATCCTGTTGTAATAACAGGTGTTGGAGATTCGGCATCAGCTTGTAGTTTATCAGGAATGAGCAGTATAACTGCTTATTATTATGGTACATTTAATAATGGAACATATTTGTTTTATGACAACTCAGGAACCCAATTGGTATCAGATGGCGGTTGGTTTAACCTAGGAGGATATAGTTTTCAGCTGAATTCAGGTGGTGTATATAATTTAACTGGTTGTGCTTCTTGTAGTATTAGTGGTACTAAGGTAATCAATTCTACAACCTCAGGTGCTTCAGGAACAATATACATTACAGGAACCAAGTCGGTTAGATTTAGCTGCTTTGGTGGTGGGTCTTTAGGTAATACATTCAGTGGTACCTTAAATATTACAGGAGTGGGCTCTTACTTCTTAAGTTGTACAGCATTCCAAACTAAAAATACAGATATACCACTTAGTGCAGGAACTTATACCTATAGTATAACTAGAGGCTCTTATACAGGTTCTTCAGGGAACAATGCATCAATTACTTGCTTGTAATTTATCCATAACCATTTTAGCTGTTATTGATTTCTGACATTCAAATTGTCTATCATATCCTTTCCATACGGGGCACCATTCCCAGTCTCCACGGTCAAATTTAAAGTTCTTATTATTCCAACATCCGTGGCATACTGATTTGTTTGTTACCCTTATGGTGTCAAAGGTAAACTCATGATTGTCCTCTGAGAAGTTGGCAATCATAATTACTTTCTTTTTAAGAGAATATGCGAGCCAGCTGACCCCCGACCCCAATCCTATAAAGAATTCGCTATAATGTATCAGCTTCATAGTCTCCTTAATATCATGATTGATTATTTGTTCAGCTCCCTCAAAAGGATTATTTTCTAATGAAACATTAATAACCTTATATCCCTTACCTATTAGTATGTAGATTAATTCTTGCCACCCTTCTTTAGTCCAAAACTTACATCCAGAGGTAGAGTTGGTTGCAATCGTTACATACTTCTCTCCGTTAAAAGGATGTTCTCCTGCCTCGTATTTAAGTACAGGTCTTATCTCCTTAAACTCTAATCCTAATATATTTGTAGCAGCCTTCTGTAAAGGAATGGTGTTGCATAACTCAGGCTCTCTATCCGAGTCATAGTGCCATCCAATATTATATTGAGCATAAATATTCTCTACTAAGACTCCTCTTTTAACAAACTCTAATTCAGGGTAATCAAATAAGTCCTCTCTATTCGTAACCACAATGACCTTGCAATTATGTTTATTTTGAAACTCTAGGCAATACGGCACCCAAGCAAGATTATCCCCCAAGGAATCGCTATCAATTACTATCATAACTTTCTTGCCCTCAA